TCTCTGCCGCTGCCAGCCGACCCCGGAACTCGGTCGCCTGGGCCTCCTGCTCGCCGGACTCCAGGGCCAACATGGCATCCAACTCTGCCTCCCGCAGCGTCTCCTCAATGACCAGCAGTGGGGAGCCAGCGTGGGCCACCACCCCACCCTTGCCAAAGAGGGCGATCTGCTTACTGGCGAGACGCTCGCCTTCTCGGCGGGACTGACGGGCACGGACAGCCGCTTGCTTCCGGGCGAAGGCAGCGTCCACCGCCGCGGCACTCTCACGCAGACGGGCCTCGTCCCTGGCCTGACCAGCCCCGCGGAGGGACGAAACACCTGACGCCACACCCCCTATTGACGATACGATGGTAGAAAGCAAGCCAATCGTAGCCGCATCCAGTCCCATCTATTCCCCCACCAAATACACGAACTTGTAGTAATCCGACTTATCAGGGCCATACCAGCGCATCAGACTCTCGGGCTTGAAGCCCAACACCACGAGCCACGCCTTCGCCGTGTCATCCGTTGCGGGGCAGACCGTCTCAATGCGGTGCAGAGCCATCTGCTTCACCAGGGCCTTCATCCCAGCCCGTGCCGTGACGACCACCTGCTTCGCATGGGCCTTCGCCTGTGCCGGGTTGAAGATGCCCCACGCCTCGCCTATGCCACGGCTCGCTGGAACGATCCCGGCTGACCCGATGATGTCCTCACCGACGAACAGGCTGAACCCCGTGCCCATTGTCAGCCATGTGCTCAAGTTGGCGTAGGCCAGCAGGTTGAGGTCCATGATCGGTGCAACGTGTCCAGCAAGCATGTCGAAGTGTTCCACGACGAACGGTTCCAGCCTAGTTCTCATCCGCCACCGTGACGTTCCCAAAGAGCGCCAGGATCTCCGCTGGGAGCGGCTGCGTCTGCTCCACGGTGATGAACTGGTCCCGATCCCAGTTGGGGCTGTGGACGCGGATGTCCTCCGTCTTCTTCGCCGGTACATCGCCCATGATGTCTTCCGTCGAACGGAAGGGGATCTGCGTTCCGTTCAGCGTGATCCCGAGGGTGTCCTTCACGCGAAGGAATAGCTCCGCACGGGCCTTCAGGATGCCCTGGAGCGGGGACTGGGCAAAGTCCGGGCGGAGAGTGACGGCAGTGGAGTCGTAGCCCAGCCCGACCTCAGCGCGGACCACCTTGGGGTCCAACCCGGTCACTTGACCACCTGTGACGACCTGTGCAGTAAGCGGAGAGCCATCACCGAGGATGTCCACCGTCTGCCCCTCCAGATGGCCCAGACCTGCCAGCGTCGCCACCGCGATCCCCCACTTCCCTGCCGGAATGGCAGCGGTACTGGGGAAGTTCTCGGTGATGTCGGCTGTGACCTGCGTGCCGCTGATGAAGCTGACGATGGTGGCCTTCCCAGTGCCGGTCAGCGGATCGGTGATGTTGAGGTTGTACAAGTCCTTACCAACGTCACCGGCGACGAAGACGCTGGCGGAGGCGGTGAACGTGACCCCGTTGCCGCTAGTGGCCCCCGGTGTCAACGTGGCGGTGTCGATCACCCCGTTGTATGTCAGCCCCGAATCGACATGCAGCTGGGTGTAGAACGATCCACCGAGGTCGTCTAATAGCTCCACATACCGTTCTTGCACGCTGTTGATCGTCCGCTTCACCACCATCCACAGTTCATCCACCTCGCCGGTGATGCCGGAGATGGTGGCGATGGACTCGACAACTGCGCCTCCTGTACCGAACACACCAGCGATGGGGCACGTCGCCCACGCCACGACGTTCTGCTTCCGGTTATAGGTCATGGCGAGAAGCTGACCGTCATCGCGGATGGCCCAGACGACGGATTCGGGCTCCTGTTGGTACGCCAACTGAGACAGGATGACCCCATTGACGTTGAACAAGTGCTCCGCCAAGATGGACAGGTCGGCAGCGGCGAACTCGTCGGACTCGAAGACGTAGGCCAACTCGCGGACCTTCTTGCCGCCTCGCTGGATAAATAGTGAAGCGTTGGCGACCTTCACCGGACGGATGCGCTCAGACCCGTGGGCCGTCTCCGGGTCCACGTCGATGTTGGTGGGGGTGAGGGGGCTGTCGTTTCCGCCGGTGATGGATAACTCCTCGCCAATGGTTCCGGCCAGCAGTCGCCTTCCTGCGGCAAGCCACTGGATCACGTCTACCTTGTCAGACGCCAGGGTGAACTTGAAGGCATCGGCATCGCCCGTCCCGGTCGTCATGTTCTCAAAGTCATTGGACTTCGTACCCCAGATCGTGTCGGGCTCGTTGGTCGTCGCAGCGAAGATCACGCGGGTCTCAAAGAGCGTCACCGCACCGGGGAAGTTCGTGGCAGAGGTGAACGGGTCAGCGGTCGGCGCAAACTCGATCAGCGACCACTCGTTATCCTTGAACCGAATAAGTTTCATCGGCTTATACGTTCGGTGAACGATCCACAGAACATCGGCGGACTGAGCGTAGTCGAGAATGTACACGTCCCCCTGCACATAGGGCGACCCGATCTCCACTGGCGCATTGTCGATGAGGCTCACGTTGTCGAGATGGCTGGTCTGCGCCGTGGTTTCCTCAAACTCAATGAAGATGGGGGAGGCTCCTGGAGTGAAGGAGACGCAATGATGACCGATGGTGTATCCCGCCAGCGCCTTGATCTGTGCTCCGCCAACGGAAGTGCCGATCCGTAAATGGACATCGTTGGTGCGGACCTGGAAGCGAAGGACATGCACGGCGGACTGGAAGCCTGCGCCGATGGTGACGGACTGATACCTGCGTGCCTCGTTACCGGCCCCACCACCGGCTAACTGAAGCTGCCCTCCGTTTCCCGAGTTCCATGTTGAAGCGCCTGTACCAGCATCCCGGACAGTCCAGTTGGTCAGGTCCGTGTCGAAGGTGCCGTTGCTGATACTGGCGTCAGTATCCGCCGCGACGATGATGCCTTGGGACTTGTAGAAGCGGATGTAGGTATCCCCCACTTCCAGAATGTACGCCTGTACATCGCTGAACTGAAACGGGATAAGGGTCGTCTGCTTCGCGGAGTCCTTCACCTCGCGGATGAACCGTGTACCAGAGCGCCGCTTGATGCCTCCCTGGACCAGTGGGATGAAATTGGTACACTCCTTCATCCCCGCCGCGTACCGCTCAAAGTCGGTACGGGCGTGCAGCCGGGGCGACAGTTCACCGGCGTTGAAGCTGGTCTGGATGTGGTTACGCCGTGCGAGGGGCATCGTTACCTATATTGGCTGATATATGATATTCAACCCTTGGGGGTTGACCATTTATGTCGTCCCCGAGAAATCCCGAATGTTGGTCCCGAACCGAGCGTTGATGATCTCCGTCGATTCAAACTTCTTCGCCGTGCCCTGCATCGAGTCCACACTGCGCTGGCTGGAGACGAGGACGGTGTAGGCGTCGTACAGACTCTTAGCCAGCGTGGCGGAGTTCGTCAGTGGGTATGCCCCCGCGGATGCCAGCCGGTAGGCAAAGGAGATGAGGAAGCCCGGTGTGTATTTGTTAGGATCGTCAATGTCTGCAACGTATCGGACCTTCATTGCGCTCTGGTCCGTTACGATCTGGTCAGCCTCGCGCTGCCACTCGACAGACTGGTCCTCTGCCTCCAGAATACGGAGTGCATCAGACGGGACTTGAAACGCGGACCCGAACCCCCACACCGGCGCTGCTGCCAGCTTCGCCAACGTGGCTCGTTTGATTGAGAAGGACCACTCACCCTCCGCGATCACCTCGCGTCGGATGTCGTCATAGAGGCGACTCATCGTCTTGGCACGGGGATTGTCCTCGCCCAGGTCGATGACGGACTCTGCGCCGATGAGGGCGAGAGAGGTGTTCACTATGTCTACCTTTGAGGCCACTTCAACCTCCTAATGCCGCAGTCCGTTCCTTCCACCATTCGTCCGCATGATCGCTGTTCCGGTAATCCTTAAACCACGGCCCCCCAAGCGTATAGTGAAGGATCTTGGCAGAGGGATTAGGGGAATACTCCCCCACGAGCCAATTCCATTCCAACGGCAGCGAGCCGATGTCTTCGTCCTTCGTCCACTGGAATCGGTGTAGCTCTAGCCCGCTTGCACTGTTAACGTATCCGGGGGTCAGTACCTTGCAGCGCCCGTTGTTGAAGACCATGAAACTCGACCAGTTCTTACGCGGGTAGGTCGTCTGCTTCTGACCCAGGAACTTCGTCTCAGTCTTAGGCGTATAATCGTGCTGACAGACAAGGACCGCCTTGTTAGGCGAGAACCGCTTGACTTCGTACTCCGCCATACCCTTGTAAATCTCGTCCCAGATGCCCCCGATGTCCGTCAGGCACAGCATGTCGCAGTCCATAAAGATCGAGTGCCCCAAGTACCCGGAAAGGTACGGGACTAGAAACCGCGTCAGGCTGAACTCTGTGGACTCGGTTGGCCCCCGTTCTCTGGTGTAGACCCCCAAATCCCGCAGCGACTTCTGCGTCAGAGGAACGACTGCCACGGGCACCGACGCCCTTCGCAAGATGGAATGTGAAAGGACATGGAACGCAATCGGCTCCTTGCTGTCGTACCCGATGAATATACGAAGGGGATCGGTCACGCCATCGCCTCCTGCATACATGGTTTCTCCTTGCGAACGGGCTGCTGCTTGGGAGCCACGACCACATATATCTCCACGCCGACCTCGAATATCCTCCCGATAGAGAAGAACTTTTTAAGTCGTTTCTTCCACCATGCCGCATTCTGTTGGATCAGGTGAGTATTCCGCCCATCGGCCAGCGTCTTCTGTGCTGGCCCCGTGTGGATCGTGAAGAATCCGACCTTCTTGACACACCGCCGAAGATCATCAAGAACGAAGACCAGTTTATCTGGCTCGATGTGCTCCAGTACGTCTGTGCAGACTACGAGATCGGCAGCGCGGGGGGATTCCTCCTTGCCTAGAACCGCTGGGTCATACTCCCAAATGGGAATACCCTTCTCGGCTAGCGCCTTGCCGAGATACCCCTTGCCGCAGCCGTAGTCTAGGATGGAGACGGGACCGCCATTCTGAATGGCCCCCATCAGCTTGAATACTGTCTCGGCATGCTTAGCTCCACCGACACCATAGGCAAGGTTCTCACGATGAAGGCGCGTATTCAGATCTCGATACGTCTCACTAATCAGTTCCGGCTTGTTGAATGCAATAGCAAACGTCCCTTTCTTGGCGGGATTTCGGATATAAAACTTCGCCATGTGTTGTATGAGACCATCGCCGTAAAATGTCGGTTTCACGTCACCCAACATGTCTAACTCATGCCATACCTGACGAGCGGCTTCCAACATGGCAGGCGTTGTAAAGAACTCGCGCCCCTCGTATTCAACCGTATTTCCTATCTTCGAGTTGGGGTGATCCCCCGCATGTCTGCCACCGTCGCTCGTAGGAGAAGATCCGTCCATGCCGAAGATGTGCAAATCCGTAAACCCGAAGAAACGGGCAATCGTGATGCACCGGAGACCCACATCGCATCCGCCAGTGATGGCCCACTCGCCCCTTGGCAGCGTGCGGATCGCCTCCGTCTCATTGGAGAAGATATGCCACAGCCTGATATTCTTGACACCGTGCTTCTCCAGGTGGTCGAAATACTCCGGGTGACATGCGGAAGCTGGCAGATATTCCACGTCCGAGTGCGGAGTCCCAAGGAGAGCCACCTTATGCGGGCGCGGATCAACCTCCACATGCCATTTAGGGACGATATTTTTCTCCAGTAGGAACTTATGAGCCCCAGAACATGACATGACGTAGGGGAACTCCTTCACCTTCTCCCACGTTTCGCGCAGGCTTGGTCCATAGCCTACAATGGCAATGGATTCGCTGCGTGTGCCGTCGTAATTCTGGATGCGCCCCTGAACACGCCCGATCGCTAGCTTAATCTGCTCGTCCCGGAGCCAGTTGGCGATACAGTATTGAACGGCCTGCTTTTCGTTAATGTCTAAAGCTTTCAATTACGCAAGCTCCCTCAAATAAGTCGTCTTGTCTTGTCCACGCGTGTCCTTGCGATGAAGCCTACTGTTTTCATTGCCATAATATGCTCTCCCTCTAACTAATTCTTCATGGCACGGATATATCCACCTTGAACGGCTAGATGCGAATTGGTCGTACTTGACCCAGCCATTAAGTGAACTGTTCCTCCGGTGCTCGTGTTGATGAATCCCTCAAGCCTAAACGCACCGTATGTGTTGGATACGGCTACGGACGTGGATATGATGACTGTTGCACCTCCCGCGAAGGCGGATAGGCCAAGGTGTGCCCTGCCCATTCCGGCAGGCGCTTGATTCTGGGTAACAGCTGGGGTGCTCTGCATCCATGCAATAAACTGTGCCCCAGCGGGACCAGCAAGCGGGGGTAGAGATACCCCAAACCGCATACCTTGGCCGATAGCACTGCCTAATTTCCAGAGGACCATCGCATCAATGAGATACATCGCTCCCGCTGAGACAGAGACGCTCAGGCTTGTGATGTTGGTGAGGGCGACAGAGATGGACTGGATCGCGTTGAAGGAACGAACTTGCGGGTTGATTGATCCCCCCTCAACGAGCATGGCCGAAATGGCGCTGACGGCGTTGCTCACGACGTTGATGGCTGAAGCCGCCTGCGCAGAAACTGCCGACAGTTCAGTAGACGTGACGCTCCCTACCCCACCCCCGGCAGCCGAGATACGGTTACTAAGTGCATTGAAAATACTTTGGAGTCCCTTGACAGATAGCGCCGCGGTATTCCTAGCAGAAGCGGCTTCAAGAAGAGAAATCTTATTCGAGTGCACGGAGACGGCCTGAGAGAGAACGCTATGCTCGGCTGATGTCGGCGATGCGCTGCCGCCAGCGGCGACGGAGATCCGATTTGAGAGAGCATTGAACACACTCTGCAAGCCCTTCGTAGAGATGTTCCCCACGGAACGGACAGACGCACCACTCAAGAGTTGAGAGATAACCGAGAGATTCTGGGAAATCACTGATACCGCAAGCGATAGCGTTGCGAGGTTCGCGCTCACGATACTCGCCGCATTCGACGCAGCATTGGCTACGCTGAGGGCATTTGAAGCGGCCGTGGACACGATGGAAGCCGCATTGCTCGCTGCGTTTGCCACTGAGAGGGCGTTGCTGGCTGCGGTACTCACAATGCTGGCTGCATTACTGACTACGTTAATCGCGCTAGCCGCCTGAGCACTAATGGCAGACATGCGTGTCGAATAGGTGCTCAGAGTGGAAATGATGCCGCTCACGCTGACCGCACCTGTCAACTGAGAACTGTACACGCGCAGCGAGAGCGTAGAGACCTGATTTGAAATGACCGATACCGCCTGGGATAGCACAGACATTTGCTGACTCAGGACAGAGACCTGTTGGGAAACGATGGAAAATTGATTTGAGGTCGGCGTCGCACTTCCCCCCGTACCCGCCGAGATACGATTGGAGAGCGCATTGAGAATGCTTTGCATACCACGAGTCGAGACCGCCCCTACCGAACGCACTGATAGGCCCGCCGAAATTCCACTCACCCGAACGCTTAAAGCACTCACTTTCTGTGATAGGGCTGAGTGAGCTTGGCTGAGAACAGAGACCTGTTGGCTTAACACTGATACTTGTTGAGACACAATACTAAACTGATTTGAGGTGGGCGTAGCGCTTCCAGCGGCCCCAGCCGAAATGCGGTTGGACAACGCATCAACAACACTCTGAAGCCCATGCGTCGAAACACCCCCCACAGAGCGTGCTGAGATCCCACTCAGGAACGTGTTGACTGACGCAACGCGATTGCTGAGTCCGGCATCGCCAGCAGAGAGCGCCTGAGAAACAACAGAGATCGCCTGTGAGAGTACGGAGACTGCCTGGGAGAGCGCCGAGGCCGCTTGAGCAGAGACGACAGATAATTCGGTCGATGTGACGCTTCCGCCGCCAGCCGAGATCCGATTGGACAAGGCGTCCACGACGGACTGAAGCCCATGTGTGGAGATCCCACCGACTGACCGCGAGGAGATGCCACTGATGAATGTGTTGACGGAGGCGATACGGGTGGAGAGCCCAGCGTCGGTTATTGACAGGGCGGAGAGGGCCTGGGACAACGCAGAGGCGGCCTGCGCCGAAACGGCGGAGACCTCGTTACTGATAACGCTTCCGCCAGCACCAGCGGCAGAGGGGTTGATGATATGACTCATTTATCCTGTGTCCGGTAGTAGACCATCCCCGAGACTTGCACCGCCGCACTCAGGTTCAGGATGAAGTCCTCGCCTGCGGCAGTCACGAACCACGGGTGTTCGTCAAAGTCCAAGACAAGTGACCCGCTGGCCTTCATCGAAACAACGGGGTGAAAGTTGGTGCTTCCGTGCTTCAGGATCGTGTTCACGTCCGCAGCAACGACATACCAGATCTTGTGAACGTGAATCTGCTTCCCGGCCACGGCAGCGACAAGAGTATTGTCTCCCAGTGCCGAAGCGTTAATGGGGTCAACCTGAAGAAACGTAGACGACACGGGTTATCCCCCGAGGCCGTGCTTCTTCACTAGATCGGCAATGCCCTTGTCCAGTGCGTCCTTCTTCGCCTGAAGTGCGGCACACTGCTCGTTCAGATGGCCGATACGCTCACCCAACTCCTCGGCCTCCGCATGGGACTTCTCCAGACCAGCGACCTTCGCCTCCATGTCCGCGAGGCCCTTCTTGAACTCTCCACAGGCGATGACGAGGCCATGCACATACTCCCCCATCGCCCTCAGCACTTGATCCATTGTGTACTCCGTGGCCCCAGGGGAGGGAGGCCGATGAAGACCCCCCTCCCCTGACGCATAAGTTAGTTTCTCAGTAGCAGGTCCACATAGCCGTAGAACTTCTTGGCAGCGGCCCAGGCTTCCGTCCGGGCCGTGGCTGTGAGCGTGAACTCTGCGGCGGTGGCCTCCAGGCCGAAGTTCTCTGCGATGGACTCACCGAACCGAAACGTCCCGGCGGCGTCCACCGAGGTTTCTGCCTTGAACTTGGTGGATGTGGTGCCATCACCGATCTCCGCACCAGCGGCACCGGCACCCGTGGACATGGCCTCAAACGAGCAGAAACCACCCACCACGCGGGCACTCTTGGGGACTTTGCACAGTTGGATGGTGTCCGCGATGGCGACGTTACCTGCGGGCGTGGTGAAACTGAACCACCGACGCTCGATGTAGCCGTGCTCGTTCGGCTTGAGGTAGACACGGGGCGAGGCGTCGATGTTGGTGATCTGGTCTGACTTGTGAACAGCCATTGAGTCTCCTTAGCCCCCGCACATTGCGAGGCGCTGGGGGGAGGGGGATGAGACCGGCCTGGGCCTCCATCCCCCTATCCCGTCTACATATCTTCGTCCGTCTCGAAGCGCACCACACCTTCACCCATGATCCGGGTTCCCCCGAACGAGTGGAGGAGGTACACCTGCATCGCGTTGGACAGGTCACGACGGATGCCGATGTCGGTGGTGATCTCCTGCGCCATCGACATGCCCATCGCTTCCCGGTGCCACGCGAAGTTGAACTTGCGGGTCGCGTCGGTGCCCACTGGCATCAACGCCGGGTCCATCATGGTCCACTCAAAGCCAGCCCAGGTGTTGACATCCCCGTTGATTAGCGCCTTGACGCTGTTGTAGTCGAAGCTGGCAGCGTTGGGGGCTGTGGACTGCTTGAGTAGCTGCTCCAGGACGTGCGGAACGACGGCGACATACCGCGTCCCGAAAGGCACGACCTTGTTGTCGAGCTTGAGCTTCACGGCCAGCATATTTGCTGTCGTGATGGCCGCAGCGACGAACGCGAGGTCGCCAGCAGCCTCAGACGCGAAGGTGACGGTGGTGCTACCCGTCTTGCCAGAGAAGGCATCCCTGGTGAAAGCCGCGATGACCTCACTGTCATACGAGCGGCCCAGAGCCTTCGCGCCGTTCTGCGCGTACTCGGACTCCATCGTGTGAATGGTCTTGAGCTTGTCCACAGGGTCGATCAGATCCGCCCACTCGAAGTCGAGGAGCGTAATCTTGCGCCGACTGTGGGGAGTGCTGATAAGCGGGGTAGGCGCGTGACGCACGGTTTTCTGGACGGCATCGGTTGGACCGATCCGATCCCAGAAGTCCGTCTCCCCCACCACAGATCGCTCCCGCACCTTGCCACGGAGCCGAGAGCCTTCCTGTTGGTAGAGGACCGTCACGTTGGCCCGGTACTGTTGAACCATCCAATCTGTGATTTGGACGCTCATACGGGTCTCCGTGAGTTAAGGGTTAGGTCGTATACCGTGCCCCATAGAGGCACGTTTGACATATACAACCTAAAGTCCGCGGTGCTGAGTGGGGTTATCCGCGAGCGGACCCCTAAGCCACGTCGGCTGCCCGGCTACCGGACCTCCGTGGTGTCAATTTTCACTGTAGGCCGCGTTTCACCCGACGGTGAAAATTGACCTTACCCTGTCGGATACTGTCTATCGCCGTGTACGATTCTGAAGAGGTCGCTGACCTGCTTCTGCGCCCCGGCATGGCCCGGATCACGCGGATTACGATAGGCGTGCTTCGGGTCTGCCAGAATGGCGTCGATCTTGGCCTGCGCCTCTCCCTTCGTCGTTACCCCCTCCACGGCACCGGGGATGACGTTGTGTTCGGCTAGGATGTTGCCGACGTTGTAGAACATCTCCACCATCTCGGGCTGGTTCAAGATGCCCAAGGCGTCCGCGATGGCGGCTTGCTTCGGCGTAGCGATGGTCTTGAAGGCTCGGTTGGCGATCTCCTGGTTCTTGGCGTAGTTCGGACCCCAGCGGGCCTTCAGGTCGCCCACGGCGGTGATGTACTCGGTATCCGCCGTCTTGAGCGACTGGGTGAACTGGTCGGCCTGCCAGTTGACGAGGGCCTGGACCTGACCGTCGTTCAGGCCGATTTGGTGGGCCAACCCTTTGAACGAGTTGTGGATGTCCTCAGAGAAGACGCTGGGCTGGCCGTTCTTGCCCTGAAACACCTCGGGCACCTGGACCTTGTACTCCTCTGGCTTCGTCGGACGGCCCAGCTTGCCATACAGATCATCCAGAAACGCTTTCCGCTCCTCTTCCGGGGCGTCCGGCTTGGGGAGGCGGACGGAACTGCCGACGAGCTTCTGGCCGTGGACGTAGCCCTTCACCATATCGGGGAAGGACTTGAGGGACTCCAGCGACTTCTCGGCACGGTGCTCCTCGGGGATGAACTCGCGCCAGTTGTCGGCGTCCATCACGATCTTCTGCGTGGCGGACTGCTGCTGCTGGTCTCCAGACCCGGTCTGCCCGGTCTGCTGACCGGAACCTTGGTTGCCTGTCTGACCGTCACTCATACAGATGGCTCCTTTCGTTCAGCTTGCTTGATGGCCTCCTCCAGTGCCTTCGGGTCGGTGTTGAGCCGCTGCGTGATGAGGAGGTAAATGTCACGCTTTCCGGTAACGTAGTTCAGCATGGCGTCGTTGCCGATGATCGGGCGACTGACGGTGTGGAACTCACACTCAAAGGCCAGGTCTTGCAGGACGATGGCCCCGGCATTGCCCTCGAATACGTCTCGGTACGCTTGGACCAGCTTGACAATCTCTGGCGTCTCGTCAGCCATTACTTCCTTCCGCCCCAACTGAGGCTGTAATGATTTCCGTCTCCAAAGTGTCCGCCCCAAGCCAGCGGGAGCTTCAAGTCCCGGCCCAGTTGCTCCCACCATTCCCCGAAGCTGCGGTGATCCTCAGTATGCTTCAGCCAGCGCCCCTGTCGATCGTACAGGTTGATGTCCGCGGCGAGGCCGATGTGGTGGAGCGACTGGGGCATGTGGTCGCTTGTGGGGTCTTTCTCCGTCAGCCGTTCTGTCACCTCGTCCAATGCGACCTCGTATCCCATATCAAACATGTGCTTCAGCAGTAGCATCAGGCAGTAGGTGAATCGGCAACGGGCCTCACGCAGGACCACCGCCATTCCCTCCCGTCATCACCTCGATCAATTTGGCAATCCCACCCGCCTTGCCGATGCCGCTCATCAGTTGCTCAAACTGTGCGGTCTGCTGTTGCTTCTGAGCCGTCTCGATACGGGACTGGCGGATCTCCGCCACCTCGTCCTCTGTACGGAGGAGGCGGGGGTCCATCCCGGCCAGCGTAGCGACCTCCAACCCCACGGCCTCAGTCTTGATGGCATCGAGGATGCCAGGGTCTACCTCGGCCAGCGGCGCGAGACGCCCATAGGTCTCGTCAATGGCCTGGAGCTTGACCCGGCGCTGGGTCTGGGCCAAGGGGCCAATGTACTCCACGTCCAGTTCAGCCTCACCGGCTTGGATTGCCTCCAGCACCACGTCGGGTAGCGGGGGGAAGGCGTCTGCAAACAGCATCATGTCGAAGGTGCGGTCAATGATGGGCGACAGGGCCTCGATGTGGAAGCGGCCCAGCGTTGGCCCCAGAATCCGGTGCATGACCTCGATCCCGGCCCGGACTTCGGCGGCGGAGGGAGGCGTCTTGGCTCCGGGGCGCAACGAGGTCGGGTAGTTAATCTGATCCGCAAAAAAGATGCGGCGGATGGAACCTTTGAGATCCTCAATGTTGACGGCGTTCACGTCGAACCGAGCTTTGGACTCCAGGACGGTGATAGCCTCCGCGACGGGCATCTTGACGACCGTGGTGCCCCCCGCGAAGAGTTGTAGTGGGTTGATGACGCTACGGTCACGGATGAGAACGGGTGGGTCCACCACCTTGTTCCACTGCTTCAGGACCAGTTCACGGGCCTTGTTGAGCGTCAGGATGTCGGGCAGGGCGTCATGGCTGGGTCCGCGGCCATACGGCTCTCCCGACAGTTTGGTCCAGCGAGGGATGACGAAGGGCTGGGTGTTGAACCCGCTCTCTTCCAAGACGGTCTCCTGACGCTCCATGTTGAAGAGGTACACAGAGGCCCACGGCTTCTTCATGGCGGGGAGTTTGTTGGGTGGACCGTCGCCCCTGTCATCCTTGTCACGGGGGTAGATGGCATGGATGATGCTGAAGGGTTCAAACCACTTCTTCGCGTCCATCGCGTTCTGGATGGGCTGGGGCACCTTCGTCGGCCAGCGTTCCGCGATGACCTTGGCGCTCATCTGGATCTGGTACATGAAGGTGTCCACGGCCTCAGTACGGTCCTCAGCGACGACGTAGCTGCCGATGGGGATGGCCCTGAACAGGAACCCGTTGAACTTGGGGCGCTCAATGGGCATTTCGGTGATGAACATGGCAGACGTACCGAAGGCCCCCAGGTCCAAGTAGAGTTCGTGGACCTCCCCAGCGAAGTTGGATTGCTCAAAGGTCTCCCACATGCGCTCCGACGCTGTTTCAAGCCACTGTTGAACCTCGACGATACGGTTCAGTTCAGTGTTGCGAAACCGGAGGGTGAACCAGCGGATCGTCTCAGGCGTCAGGGTGCCCTGCATGGCGGAGGCGAGGTCGCTGTTCGCCTTGAGGGCGGTGGAGTCCATGATACGGGTCGTCCGGCGCTCACCAGGGGCACGGACGCCAGTGACACCCCGCTTGCGTGGCAAGACGTAAGCGGCGATGTCCTCCCACTCGTTCTCCCAGACCGCACGTTGGTCTTTGAGTTGCTGGTACTGGGTCAGAACTTGTTTGGCGTCTGCTGGCATGTCAGAGTTTTCCTACACGGTCTTAAGAAACAGTACGACGGCAGTGCCGACGGCACTGGTCACGCTGCTCCGCCAAGTGTCGCCCGCGCGATGTCACCTGTCGCTCCGCCGCCACCGAGGCTGAGGATCGTCTGACCCCGGATGCGACCACGACGTAGCAGGCGAGCACGGGACGCCTCCTCGTCTGTGTCAACAGATGGCTGAGGCGGACGCGGAGATGGCGGTAACACAGTTGCCGGAAACGAACCCCGTGAGAATAGTCCCATTATGGTGTCCCACCTAGGACCGACCGCTGAATCGTCGCACCGCCGCTGGGCTGTCCGAGACTCAGGACCGTCTGACGGCCCTCGCCCCGGCGACGGGCCAGGAGACGTTGGCGAGCGGTCTCTGACGCTTGGGCCTCTTGACGGTCGAGATCGGTGTCGAAGGCTCGTGGAGGAGCGCCGATGGCCCCACCGCCTTCCCCGCCCCCGCTGACGAGCGATTGGACGCCAGTGGCGGTCCCGAAGGCGGCACTGGCAATCCCTGCGATCAACGCAATGGTTTCCAATCCCATATCACACTCCTATCAACGTAGTCCGTTCAAGGTCCGATTCGTCTGGGGGCTCCGGCAACTCGCCCCGGCGCTTCCCAAGAGCACGGCGACGAAGAAGCGGGTGGCTCAGATGCTCACGATCACGCTTCTTCTCGTCCTTGGGCCGATCATCACGACGGTCATTTCTTTCCGGCATGGCGCTGTTCCGAGAAGGCGATGGCGACAGCTTGCTTCTGACCCGTTACCTTCTGACCGCTCGATGAGTGCAACGTACCGGCACCGAACTCTGACATCACCTTACGAAACTTGTGGCCCCGCGCCAGCTTACGAGTGGCCTTCTTCAGTGCCATCGGTGTCCTCTTTGTGACAGTCGCACCCGCACTCCTCAATCCCGCCGCACTCTGCCCACCGACATCTGAAGCACATCATCGCCGCGCGACCTCCGCAGGGTTCTCCCGTTGTACGACAAGTATCTCGGTGTACGGCTGCACGAGACGTGGGCGGGTCCGAGGGTCCACCGCCGGGATGCCGGTGATCGGGTCAAAGTCGGTCAGCGAGTAGACCTGAACTGCGCCCTTCTCCGCGCCCATCATACGGTGCTCGGCGTGGAACCCCGTGGAGATGACGCGTATGGCGTCTGCGCCGTGTGAGGCCCAGTCGTGCTCCGGTGCGGCCTTGAACCTGGGGTTGTCCAGGTCTTCGTCGTCCAGGGCTTCGTACTTGTACGCCTGGAGCACGTCGAGGCCACGGGCGCAGTTCTCTTGGTCAAAGTGGAGCAAGTGAAAGATGCGTCGAGTGGCGTCGATGCCGTCCTCGATGGGGAGTTTCGGGGCGATGAAGCAGCGGTCTCCGAGGAGCGACTTGGCGACCTCGATGCGGGCTTCCTGCG